GTCGAACCCGTCGGTCGTCACGGCGCTGTTGCCGTTGATGACCTGGTCGGCGAAGTAGGCCGAGGTCGCCTTGACGAGCTGGCCCAGCTGGAACGCGACCTCGGACACGGCGCCGATGCCGGTCAGCACGCGGTCGATCTGGAACGATCCGCCGAGGGGCCGCAGGTTGACCGTGTACTGCGCCTTGGTGACCTCGGTCGGCGTGTACTCGGCGTTGATGGCGCGGAACGCGGCGGCGCGCTGGCTCACCTGGCGGGTGTAGCCGTAGACGAGGGTGCTCCCGCCACCCGCCGGGTTCACCGACTGGTCGAACGGGAGATGGTCGAGGAGCCAGGACGACTTCCGGAACTCGTCGATGACGTTGCGATCGATGGCGCTTGCGGCGTTCAGGGACGCCTGGGCGAGAGTGACAGGCATTGCGTCGGTTCTCCCGCGAGTTCGGGATGGACCCGGTTGCCTGGCTCACTCGCTCTCGCACAGGCGGGGTTTTGGCCCTAGTTCAGGTCAGGCGCCTCGCAGCGCCGCAAGGCGAACGGCTCGGCGGCGATGGGTGGCGCGATTGCATACTCGACAGATCCTCCGGCCCACCATGCCGAGGTATGTGGATTCGACGGTGTACGGGTGGCCGTTCTTGCATTGAGAGGACCGAGCCGCTTTGGCTGCCGGGTTGTTGCTTCTCAGAGTGTTCACCCGGTGGCTGACGGGCTCCAAGTGGGCCGGGTTGACGCAGGCCCGAGACACGCAGCCTCGGTCCTTGACGTGATCCAGCTCCATCCCGTCGGGCACGATCCCAACCAGTCGCTCGTAGGCGAAACGGTGTGCACGAACGTCACGGGAACCGACCCAGAACCGGCCGTAGCCGTCAGTGAGTCGACCCATCCACGGCCAGCATTCACCCGGTCCTCGGCGGTCCACCTTGGACCAGAACCGATCGTCTGACGAACTCAACTGATGTACCTCAGTGCTTCGCGTAGTGCGCGGCTACTGCCGCTTCGAGGTCCTTTGGTTCCGCCGGGCTCGGCCCGGGCTGCGCGCCGCGGGTTGGGGCACCGGATGAGGCGAACATCTCGGGGATGTCCGTCTTGAGTTGCGCGACGGCCTTGTCCAGATCGATGACCTTGCCGTGATCGTCGACCTTGAGGGCCGCGATGACGTCGGATCGGAGCGCGAGTTCCAAGAGCCGTTCGTTTGATGCGCCGGCCACTCGGAGCGCGGCTTCGACGCGGACTTCCCGGATGCTCGTCTGCCACTTGGCGCGCTCGGCGGCGGTCGCGGCGTTGACCTCTTCCTTCCGCGCTTTCTCGGACTCACTGAGAGTCGAGGTGCGGAACGTATCCAGTTCGGTCTGGGCAGCGTCGGCTCGGGTCTTTTCGGCCTTGGCGCGCGCCTCGGCATCCCTTGCGGAAGCCTTCATGCGATCCAGAGCCTGCTTGCCTGCATCGCCCATGCCATCGGGGTAGTCCGTTGCGGACGTATCCGGAGTGGTCTGGGAAGCGGCGGTCGCCGGAGCCGGCGAAGTCTGTGCCGGCGTTGCGCCGGCCACGACGGGCGTTGCGCCCGCGGGTGTCGTTTCAGGCATGGTGGACCTAGTTGCCTCCTTGCGCAAGTGCTGAATGGTCGGGCGACATCGCGCCCGGCATGTCGCGCGGAATGTCCGGCTCGGGCGGTGCGCCGATCACGACCGGCGGTGGAGCCGCCGCGATGATTTGCTTGATCCGATCAACCTGCCTGGGCGAGTACCCGAGCCCTTCCCACAGGATCTCGTCGGGGACGCCCATCGCCTGCTGCTTCACGAGCGCGTCGGTGTGGACGGCCTCGGTCCGGCTTTCCGGGTCCTTCCAGATGATCTCGGCGCCGAGATCCTTCCCGCGCGGATCGTCTCGGAAGAGGAAGTTGAGGCGGAACACCTCTTCCCACGACTCGCCTTTGTGGACCATCGAGTCGCGGACCTTGGCGACGAGGCCGGTCTCCGCGGACTTCAGTGACTCACCGGAAGGCGGCTGGCCCGACTGCGGGAGCAGGTAGTGGTAGGGCGTGCGGCTGATCGCGCCGAGGTGCTGGACCTCCGCCTGGATGGCTGCGACACCCGGGGCGATATCCATCTGCTTGAACTCCCCGAACTCCGGCTGATGCTGGTCGCCGGTGGGGTCTTCGGGGTCGGGCGGAGGGAGGATCCAGAGCCGGTCGACCGCAGCACGGAACGGCTCGATCGGCTGCGCCGTCTTCTCGTCGATCTCGACCTGCCAGTTCTTCAGCCACCGCTGCGGGAACCCGGCGATGTCTGACGCGTTGATCGTGTCGGCGCGGAGCTTGTTGATCGCGTCCTGGTTGCTCATCACGTTGGCGATCTCGGACTGCCCATCGTCGGGGCCGACCACGCCGGGCATCAGCCGGCCCATTGCGTCCGTGGCCTGCCCCGTGAGGCGCGGCCGGTTCACCAGCGGGACGATCGGAATGATGCCGAGCGGGTTGCGGACGGGCCACGTCTCACCGGGGATGTCGTCGCGCTTCCACTGCGCCACGCGCCCCCAGTCCGGGACGCTGAACCAGTCGGCCGTCTGATCCGAGCGGAACTTGTAGATCCCGTCGGGGAGGTAGAGCTCGGCGTGCATCCGGCGGTCGTCGCCCATCCAGCGCTTCAGGGCGGCGCGGCGCTTCCAGCTCTTGCCGGGCTCGGTCTCGACGACGACCTGGAGCGGCGACTCGATCGTGACCTCGGGCTCGTCGGCGCCGGGCCACACAAGCACGTAGGCGATGCCCTTGACCAGCGATTCGGTGTGCGCCGTCTGCGACTCGGCGTCGAGCCGGTTGCGCTGCCACCAGTCCCACGCGTCGGCGGCCCCGTCCTGGTCGGCGCCGATGCGGATGCCCTGCACCTGGAGCCGTTCGCGATGGGCGTCCACGACGAGGCTCATGAAGTTGGAGCTGAACTCGCGGAAGCGGTCGCCGAAGGCTGCCCGGAAGGTGTCGGACACGAACGCCAGCGCCTGCGTCCCGGAGTAGTACGACTCGAGGCGCTGCATCCGCGCCTGCCGGCCATCGAGCCGGGCGCCGAGACGAGCGATCCACCATTCGTGACTGTTGATGGCGGGCTGGGTCGGATCGATCATCAGGGCACCTTCCTAGAACCCGACCGCGACGCGGGGCTTGCGGACGTAGACGGCGGGAGCGTCTAGGAGGCACATCGCGACGGCCCGCACAAGAGCCACGGCAGCCACGTTCGGGCGCGTGTTGCCGTGCTTGGATCGTGTGACCTTCATGCCCCGGTCCGTCAGCGTCGCGGTCGTGTTCGCCACGTGTTCGGCGAGGATCGGGTCGCCGTCATGGACGAGCCGGCCGGTTGTGATGAGCTCGAACGTGGTCATGGACGGCGGAGCCATGTGGGCCGCGGTCATGGACACGTCCACGACGTTGAGGCCGTCGTCTTCCATCGTCTCGGCCGTCTCCCCGAGGGACTGCCGGTCGAGCGCGAACGCGGGCCCGGGGATGCCCCGCTTCGTCTTCGGGTCGGCAGCCTGCGCCAGCGGGTAGAGCGCCCGGATCTCGCGGGCACGGACGCGCAGCGCCTCGGTCGACACGATGCCTGTCGAGGACTCCGGGGCGAACACCTGCATCCTCACCACGACGCGATCCCCCTGACGCTGTGCCGTGACGATGGCCGCGTGCTGGCCGTCCGGACTGCGGTCAACCCCGACTCCGACGGGGAGGGCGACGTTGAGCGGGAGGCTGCCCAGGCAACCGCCCCAGGCGCCGGGACGCAGCCACGTGTCCTCCACGCCGAGGAACTGGTTGAGGTGGTAGCGGCGCCATTCGAGAAGCGCGCCGCGGGCCTTGAGCTCGCCGAACTGCTTGCCCAGGTACTTGCAGTCCTGGAGGTAGGAGATGGGGTTGCACAACCGCCAGATCGCAGGGTCGGCAATGTCGGCATCGCGAGGAGCGCCGTACCACCAGATGAGGATCCCGTTGACGCGATCCCGGTACTTGAGGAGCGTTCCGTCGTTGCATACCTCGAGATCTCCGGTGCCGCTGAACATCGAGTCGTAGAGGTCGGCGAGGATGCCTGCACCGGCCACGCCCGCGGTGCTGAACCAGAAGGTGAACGGTTGCTCGCGCGCGCCGCCGCCGGTCGTGAGAGCGGTGTAAAGAGCGCCATCGTCGCCGTGGGCATGCAGCTCGTCGATGAGCCCGAGAGAGGGGTTGAGGCCGTGCTGTAAGGCAGCGGCAGACGAGAGTGACCGCATGACCCCGCCGTTCGCAGGGCAATCGATCCGGTACTTGCTGGGTACGAACCGATCCATGAGGGGAGGGGACCGGCGGACCATGCTGATGGACTGGCCCATGACGATTCCGGCCTGCCCCTTGGCGGCCGCGGCGACGTAGACCTCGGGCTCGTTTTCGCCGTCCCCGTCATTCCCGTCCAAGAAGTACAGGCCGGCGTGGGATGCCATCGTCGACTTCGTGCATTTCCTAGGGAGCCCGAGCCCGGCAGTGTTGTAGATGCGCAGGCCGGTGCGGTCGTGGACCTCGAGGGCTTCGCGCCAGAACTCGACCTGCCAGGGTTCGTAAATGAGCGGCTTCCCGGCCCAGCGGCCCTTCGTGTGACGGACGAAGAGGCGGGCGTATTCGACGAACCGATCGGCGCCGACGAAGGGGTCCACTCAGTCGCCATCGCCGACCGCCCGAAGACGCGGGGGAAGTCCGAGCGTCGGGTTGACCGCGCCGGCTGTCGGGCTGGTCGGGTCGACGCGAAAGCCGGTTCTGGCCGATGGCGAGAGCCCGAGTTCGCGGGCCAGGCGCACGATCAGATCCGCGTTGTCGCGAATCACCTGGTGGAGCGGGTTCTTGACGAGGGCGCCGCCGAAGCCTTCGGTGAGCGGACCCGAGACGGCGTAGAGACGGGACGCCTGCGCAGATCGGGCGACCGCTTCGGCGTACTGCCGCAGGAGGTCATGGTCGGCGGCGCGAATGACACCTTCAGCCTGCGTTCGGAGCACGCGCTGCCAAACAGACTTGGCCGCGGGCGTCATGTCAGCGGGCATCCGGGGGCCTTCGAAGGGCGGCAGGGGCTCGCGGTAGTTCACCCGGCTCGGGCGTGTCTCGCCGCGCAGGATCTTGACCTTCGTCGGCGTCGGGGCCGGTCCGCTCTTACCCACGGTGTCCGCCTGACTGCATAATCCTGGGTCCTGACTGCATGCCTGACTGCATAGAAATCGCCCCTAACCTGTCCGTGCGCGCGAAAAGGGAGGGGCCGGCCTGTCGTGCCTTCCGAATTCGAGTGTGGGTACCCCCGGTAGTAGTTCGTGAGGCGGACACCACTACATGTGGGCATCGTGCGCTTCGCAACGACTCAGGTTGCGACCGCACAAATCCGACGGACTGCATAATCCTGACTGTCAGGTGGATAACTGACTGCATAAAGCTCACGCGATCGCCCTCGCCCTGCTCATCTCGACGCCGAGCCTTGCACCGAGCGTCGAGTTCCATGAGCGGCACAGAACCCTGAGGTTGCGCTCGTCGTACTCCGCTCCGCCCTGCGCCAGCGGCACGATGTGGTCAGCCGTCAGGTCGCGCGAAGGGTGGGCAGGATGCTCGGCTCCGTCGCCCGGGCAGACCCAGCCGTACTGGCCCACGTGGCGCGCGATGACGCGCTTCGACAGATCGGTCCAGCGCGGATCAGTGTGCGTGCGCTTGCCCAGCTCGTGCGATCGCCGTGGGTGGCGCGAGCATCGCGGGCCGCTCGTCGTGAGCGTGCCGCAGACGGTGCAGAGCGATCGCGCCATCACGCGCCACCCCCAACGGATGATGCGGCGGGCGCGCGATGTTCGGGCGACACGGATCGGTCGGCATTGCCGCCGGCGTTCGTCCCAGTCATTGCTCGCGCGCCGCCGCTCATTCAGTCCGTCCCTGCCGGGGCCGTCTCGCCGGTCGCCGCTTCGAAACCCTCTGGGGCTAGTCCGCGGGTAACCCAAACGTGAACCGCTCCATCGCGGATCTCTGCTCGCAAGCCGGAGTCCTCGATCAGCCGGAGCGCGACGGCCGTTTCCGCGAGGGCCATATTCGCGTGGTCCCGGTTCTGGCGCAGGCCGTATGCCTGCTTCTCCAGGTCGGCGATCCGGCTGGTCATTCCTTCGATGGATGCCTCCAGCCCGGCGACGTCGGACGCGAGGCCGTCACGCACGCTCATGCCGCGCCGTCCTGCGGGGCCGCCTCGACGGGCGGAACCTGTGCCGCTGCCGTTGCTCGCTCACTGGCGCGGGTGGCGCGGGTGGCGGACTCGCTGTTGAACAGGAAGGCTACCGCCGTGCCAATGATCGCGACGATGGCGAGCGACAGCGTTGCGGATTGTGACCCGGGCGGATCGTTGCGCATGGCAAACAACATCGCCCCTCCGCCGATGATGATGATGGCGGCGATCGAGTAGACGAAGATCAGCTTGATCTTGTCAGTCTCCACGTCAGTCTTCCTCTCCATTGAACCGAACCCGGGGCGAGCGCGGCTCCACCCAGTGCCCGGCGTAGGCTCCCGTCGTCATCCGCACCAGCGTCCGGGACGTGTGCAGCGCGGGCCATGCCAGATGCTGCGGGCGGAACGTCGGGGCGCTGAAGCCGCCCGTCTTGCGACGCTTGCGCCCGGGAGCGACGATCGTGCCCTTGACGACGCTGTAGTCCCACCACGTGCCAGCGACGACCTGCACGGCCGGGTGGATCCTGCTCGGGCGGGTCAGTGCGACGAGACACTTGCCGGGAGCGCCCACCAGCGCGCCGAACTGCGTCGCAGCCGCGGCGAGCCTGTGCTTCGGAACCCAGATCGGGCGACGGCCGAGGGGATCGAAGAGCAGCACGGTTGACGATCCAGCCTCCTGGACGTGGACGCCGTGCGTGCCGTCGAACGTGTCGCCGAACAGGTCGCCGAGCGGTCGGCGCACGATGTGCAGGACGGCGCCGGCTCCGGCCGAGAGGCGGTTCCAGAGCGCTGCTCCAGCTTGCGCCCGTAGCACGCCTCGACAGCCTGCGCGGCCTGTTCCATCGTCGTGCCATCGCCGTCTGCCTGATGCTCGAGCAGCCATGCACGGAGGCGGTCCGGGTCGGGGACGACGAGGCCGAGGGAGTCCTTGTCGATCGCCATGCCCCAGGCGTCCAGGTTGCAGTTCATCCAGCGGAAGGCGGGGTTGTCATCGCCCTGGTAGCCCTGAGACGGGCGGTATTCAGTCACGCCGTTGCCCACTTTCTACCGAGCCCGATACGGCTCACCTGTGACCTGCTGATGCCGAAGTCGGCAGCGATGTCAGCCAACCTTTCACCCGCGGCCCATCGGGCACGGATGCTCGGGACAGCCTCGGCTCCTAGCTTGTGGCGCCCATGCCGTTCCCCAGATGCCAGCCGCCCCTTGGTAATGGCGTCGGCCGTGTTCTCTGCGTGCGTTCCGAGGAACAGATGGTCAGGCCGGACACAGGGCGGGTTGTCGCAGCGGTGGAGTACCAGAAGGCCGTCGGGGATCGGCCCATTCGCCATCTCCCACGACACGCGGTGGGCGGGCCGAAGCTTTCCGACGAAGAAGGCGCCGTAGCCCATCCGAGCACTGGCCGCCGTCCACACCCAGCAGTCGCCGGTCTTATCCACCTTGGACCAGAACCTCTTGCCGAACGTCGGCCTGTACTCGGTCATCCCGTCACCCCGAAGATCCGTGACAGCACATCGGTCGCCACCAGCGCGACGAGCCCGAGACTCTTCCAGTTCGCCGCGAGCCGCTGGGCCAGCGTGCGGATGGGCTTGATCCGGGCGTCCGACGCCACCCGATCGTCGTGGGCCGCCTTGTGGTGCGCCGCGACGCTGTCCTCCAACGCGCCCATGCGGCGCTCGATGGCCTCGAAACGTCCGGTGAGAGCGACCCTCAGCTCGTCAAACTTGCGGTTGGTCTCGGTGGTCCAGATCGCGAAGAGGCTGGTGATCGGGCCGAGAATGCCGTCGGCGTCGCGTCGGCCGTAGCCGAAGACTTCGTCGGGCTGCGGATCGCCGGCCGTCACGAGTCGCAAGGCGTGCATGGCAAGGTGCCCCGGAGGGCTGGATTGAAAGGGGACGCACACGGATCGATCACGGGGCCGGATCCTTCCGTTCGACCGGCACCATGTCGCTGCGCTTTCGGAGGCGACCGCAAGCTCGGCAGTAGCGCATCCCCCTGTAAATGCGCAGGTTCTCGCCGAGATAGGGGTGGCCAGCCGGGCAGTTCATCCTGCGCGCCTCGACGGCGGAAACCGACTCTCCGCGGAGCGTGTTCTCCGCGGCCGTTACAGCCTCCAAATGGGAGGGGTTCACGCAGGCTCGGTTTCGGCAGAGATGATCGATCTGGAGCCCGGCAGGGATCGGGCCGATCGTGAACTCGTAGGCGGCGCGGTGGGCGCGCACATCCCGCAGGCCATCCTTGAAGCGCCCGTATCCGTTCAACTGGCGGGCGGCGGTCCACGGCCAACAGGCATCCGGCCCCCCCGGACTGGTCGACCTTTGGCCAGAACCGAGACTCAACCGTGCCGGTTCGAACATGGACTGGGCGGGCCGCATCCACGGTCCCCCATTTAGCCAATCGGCATCCGTGAGCACCGCACAATCCGTGTGAGTTGCACGGCAGATCGCAGCCGTCGACAGCACAGGCGGCACGGCCTGGTTTACCCTTAGGCATGAGATGGTCCCTTTCGCGGACTGTCTCCGAGGCCGGGGCAGTTAGCGCTGCGCCCGGCCGTTTCACGTTGATTATCCCATACAGGCCGGTCATGGTTTCGTTTCCGGGTGTATTGGATAGGAATCCCGGTCGCGCTGGGACTGCTCACCAAGCGCGACGCCTTCGGCCCGGGCGACCTTCACTTCGGCGGCGGACGTCGCGTCCATCGACTTGATGAGTTGCGTGAGCCGCCCGTCCACCTTCTCGCCGAGCGAACGAACCTCGCCCTTGATGACGACGAGTTCGCCGTGTGCCTTGTCCGACGCCTCAAGCACCCGAGCCGCGTCGGCTTTCGCTTCGGCTCGGACCTTGCGGTAGAGGACCCACCCGCCGACGACTGCCGTGATGAGCAGGCCAACCGAGGTGAGCAGGGCGGCGAGTGCCGTGGCCGCGTCGCTCACGAGCAGCGCCCCCGGCGACGCGGGAGGAGGACGTCGCCGGGGGCTGCGAGCGGGAGGGCGTCTTTGAGCGGCATGGGTCCCAGTGTCAACCGCTCCGCGGGCGGGCACCACCCGCTCCGTTGACGGTTCATGCCGCGGCGCCGAGGTCCCCGATTGTGGACAACTTCGCCCGTTCCCCCTTGACATTATCTACGCTAGGGTAGATACTCTGGACATCATGAAGGCCGCAGGTATGGAGAACGGAATGAAGGTCGCGATGGTCGGAAACGGACGGTTCGCCCACTACTCGGCGGACGGCCAGTTGACCCTTTGCGGGAAGCCGGTCAGCCAGTTGCTCAGCCTCACCAGGGCGGATTGCCACTCGTGCCAGGTGAAGGTCGGCGAGCGGCACGCACCGTATCGCTCCCGATGACCCTGATCGAAGCGGCGGCGCTCCTTGGAGTGACCGCCGCAACCCTGCGTCAACAGATCGCCAACGGGAAGCTAACGGCGACGAGGCACGGGCGGGACTGGTGGGTGACGAAGGGCGAAGTCGAGCGGTATCGGCGAGAGTCGCGGCGGCGCAAGTGACGACCGGGGGCGTCATGCCGCGGCGCCGAGGTCTGCCGGGTCGGCCCATCCGTGCGCCACCAGCACGACGGCGGCCTTGGCGAGCGAGTCGACGCCGAGCCTGTCGAGCGCCAGCGCCACGTGATCCCGGACGGTGGACGAGCTGACGCCGAGCTGCGCCGCGGCGGCCTTCCGACTGTCGAGCCGGATGGTGAGGATGAGGGCGCGGTGCTGCCGATCGGTGAGCACCGGGCAGGTCATGGGCGGGGGCTGTCGGCGACGGTGACGGCAGCACACCGCCAGAACGCTCCCCCATCGGTCGCCACCGAACCCACGCCCACGCACGAAATCGCCCGTTCGGGCACCCCGTGCGGCCGCTGAGCGAAATACGTCCAATCGCACGGTACGTGCTCAATCGAGGCTGTTTCGGGCGTAATGTCGGCGACCGTGACGGCAGTAGGAGCGGTGACGGATGGGCCGGGCATCAGCGCACGACCGCGTAGACCTGGGGCATCAGCGGCTTGTCAGCCGGGCCTTTGAAGTGCGGCGCGATCCAGACGACCTTGTGGGCGTTTAGGGACGGATACCACTGGGCGCGATGGTGGCCGCGGACCATCCAGCGGTGCTTCCAGTCGCGGCCGGTTCCGGGCTCGCCGTGCGTCAACGCGGGGACGGGGGCGCGGAGGGAGACCACCATTACCTCCGGCTCCTCGATCGTCCTGCGCGAAATATGGCCGATCTTGCGCATCGCGTCTCGATCAGGCGAGGTTGGCGTCGCCACCACGTACCGCGACGTGAGAAAGGAGAGCATTCGCAGGAGGGCGCTCGCAGCGATCAGCTCCTCACCTGCGTAGTCATCAGGGAACGTCGACCCCACCCGGACGGCCGTTCCCGAGAAATCAGGTTTGCCACCCTTCGTCCCGATGGTGGTCGCTAGGACGAAGTTCCCGCTCCGCTCAACGACGATCGCATCCATCGTCCGGTCGCCTTCGGCCGCGGCATCGGTGAGGGTCCAGTACATCCGGTCGTGAGGGAGTATCTCGGACGAAACAGTGTGCCTGGGCAGATTGGACGACAAGGCGAGCATTCGCATCTCGTCAGACCACAAGAACGGGACGGCCGAATTCAGCGTGATCGCGGTCAGGGCGAAAGCGTAGGCCGGGTCACGATGGTTGAAGCGTCCGCCTGTCGGATCATCAGCGAGCCGGGCGCTCAGGATGGTGGAAAACCGTTGCTCCCCGATCGCGTCGGCCGGAGTACGAATCGGCATGATCCTTCCTCGCCCGACTCGGTCCATGAGGCGCCTGAAGAATGGGTCGCGGGCGCATCGGTTGCCGATCTCCCGAGCGCGGACGATGCTGCTCTCCCGAGATTCAGTCATCCGATCGCCTCCTCGAGAATGTCGCGGGCCCGTTCGCGCTGTTCGTCGGTGCCCCGGGCGTAGACGTCGGTCATGGACTCGGAACGGTGCCCGAGGCTCACGGCGGCGGTCTTGAGGTCCGACGAGCTCGTGACCACCGTGGCGTAGAACCGGCGGCACGAGTGCATCGGGAAGCGGACGATGCCGGCCGCCTTGCACAACTCGTCGAGCACCCATCGGACGCTGTTCGGGTGGACCGGCTCGCCGTCCCGGTTCGTGAAGACGAGGCCGTTGTCCTGCCAGCGGCGGTTCCCGACGCGCTCGACGTTCTGGCGCACCTTGTGGGCAGCGAGGGCGGAGACGGCAACCGCCGGCAGGAGGACGGTGCGGCGGGCGCTGGGGGTCTTCGGATCCTGGTAGGCGGGCGTCCCGTTGACCCACACGAGGCCACGCACGACGCTGATGCTGTCGCCTGTGATGTCGGCCCAGCGCAGCCCGGACAGCTCCGAAAGCCGGAGCCCGGTGGTCAGCGCGACCGTGAACATGGCGCCGAGACGATGGGCGGGCTTGACCGCGATCAGGGCACGCACGTCCTCCGGGGTCGGCACATGCTGCGTGTGGCGGGCGGCGGGGAGCGGCTTGGCGAGCGTCGCCACGTTGCGATCCACGATGCCCTCGCGCATCGCGTCGCGGAGGGCGGCAGCGAGCACGGCACGGGCGTTGCGGGCGGTTCCGGGCGGCATGTCTGCCAGCGCCGCATCGACCGTCACCGGCCGCAGGGCGACGACGCGGACGCGCCCCAGGCGGGCCGTGATGTGCGCCGTGACCCGCTCCCACGTCGCTCGAGTGGATGGGCGCACGTCGGTTCGCTCTGCCATCCAGCTCGCCATCCACTCCTTGACCTTGATCTTGTCATCGGGGAGCGCCTGGTCGTTGCGGACGAGATCAGCCATCTTGGAGCACTCGCGCTCGGCGGCGCGCCTGGTCACGAACCAGCGTGAGCGGCGGATGGGCGTCCCCCGAGGCGTCCAGCCCTCCGTCACCACGGCGCACCAGGGGCTCCGATGATGCCGGACGTTCCCGCTTCGGTAGACGCTTCCGTCGCCGTTGCCCTTCACCCTGCGCCTCGCTCCCATGCTGTGATTGTACGAACCGGTCAACATCCACGACGGAGAACCGAATCGTCCGGCGTCCGAGCGCCATCCGGGGGAGCGCGCCCGACCGCCCGAGCGCCAGCACGAACGCCGGCGTCACGCCGAGCATCTCGGCAACCTCGGCCGCGGTCAGCGCCGCGCGCTCGGTCACGCGCCCAGCCCCAGCACTTCCTGCCGGCAGCGGTTGGCGGCTCGCTCACAGTACGCCTCATCTAAGTCAACGCCGATCGCAAACCGCCCTGTTTGCTTGGCTGCGACGAGGACGGAACCGGATCCCGTGAACGCATCCAGAACCAACGCGCCAGGCGCGGTGACGGTCTCAATCAGGAATCGCATCAGGCTCACGGGTTTCTCAGCTGGGTGATTCGGATGTGCTCCATAGGGCCACGGGAACCGCAGGACGTTTGTGAGATTCTTAGGGCCAGCCCAGACAAAATCAGGCCCACGGCAGAACCCGATCAGCTCATGCGAGGCGCGGAACGGGCTGCCCATGCCCGTGGCAGAGCGGTCCCAAACGAGTCCTTGGCTCATCGTCCAGCCGCCCGCTGCCCCCTCAAACGCCCTCTCAACGAGACTGATCGTCCGGTAGTCGGTGAAGACGAACCCGCACCCGGACGGGGCGGTATGCTCGGCAATCGATCGGGCCACATCGCGGAACCAGTACAACCAGAACTGGTTGGACCCGGCGCTGTCGGACGCTTGTCCGGCGGTAGACTTCCTCCCCGTGTGCAGGGCACCGGCGCGGGAATAGGGCGGGTCGATCACAAAGGCATCAGCGGTGACCGGCGGTAACTCCAGCGCATCCCCGTGGTAGATCGTCACGAGGTCGTCGGCGTAGTACGGCGTCATCGCAGGCTGTCCGTCACGTCGGCCCACGGGTCGCCCCGGTCCAGCCCCATCGCCGCGTAGAACGCCTCCCACTCGGCGTCCGACACGCCGCGAAGGGCGGCAGCGTCGGGATCGAACCCGTGAACCTCCGGCTGGAGGCGGGTCAGGAGCCACCAGGCGAGCAGCGCGAGGGCGGCGGCGAGGGCGGGTTTCACTCGTCGCCTCCGTTCCACGACACTTCCCAGAACCCGCCGGAAGCTCGGTCGCCGCAGCCGTTCGGGCAGCGCGCCACCCAGAACCCGCCGTAGTAGGACGGCCCGGCCGAGGCCAGCCAGTCGAGGGAGTAGCGCACGCGGAGGCGGCACCCGAAGCACCAGCGCGCCCGCGTCTCGAACTCGGAATGCGTGACCTCGTTGACGGTGCGGCAGACGGTCAGGCCGCCGGGGTAGCGGTCGCAGATCACCACGACACCCGGACCACGATCCGCCCCCGCCCGATGGGAGCGAGCCGGGCAAACTGCGAGGCGTAGAGGTCCAGCGAACTCCCCGCGTTCGCGTCGACCAACTTGACCCGGATCGTCCGCCCGATGCGGGACGTGACTTGGTACCGCACCGTCACCCAGCGCCCCCGCCACCCCGGCCCGAGCGCCCGGCGGAGCGTGCTGCCGGCGGCCGCACAGGCGCAGGACGGGCCATAGCCGCGGGTGCAGCGGGAGCGGCCGATAGCGCAGTACCAGGTCGCCGAAGTGTGGACGTGCCCCACCGACTGCGGCGCGGCGAGGGCGCTCGACGGCTGCACCGATGACGGGGAGAGGAGGGCGGCTGCGAGGATGATGGAGGCGAACTTCATGCCCTCGCTCCCGGGAGAAGCGCCAGCCCGTTGCCGA